CTACGAAACTGGCAGGGCGCCCGGGTAGTCTTCCACGGGGGCGGGGCCTTTGTTAACATGTGTTAACGTTAACGCACGCAGTGCGCGCACATGCAAAGGCCCCGCCCCCGTGGAAGACTACCCGGGCGCCCTGCCAGTTTCGTAGCAGTCATGTGTTGTTGTCCTTTGTGTGGATGTGACTGTGGGGACACGGAACAGAATATTCTGATTCGCTTGATATGCCGGGCGGAGGTAATAAATACAGGCAGTGGTACGCCATGCGCGCCAGACTCCGCGCAGCAGGCGAGTGGGACGCGCATCGGGCGGGTCTGTCGGGATTGTCTGAAGCAACTCGAGGAGCACAAGAAGACGTGCCAGATCTTACTGAACCTGATACGCCTGACTCTGCAGATTCATCAGCTGCAAAGCGACCGCGTCTAGAAGGAGAAGGAGGTGAGTCAGAATCGGACTCTGTACCATCACTTGAAGGGTCTCCAACTGCCGAAGGTAATTAAAAACCTTTTTTTATATCTTCTTACAGATGTCTATGTGGTCAGGACCTACGGGATTCTCTCTCTTGCTTATTAGCTCGCATGCTAATGCTCAAGAGCTCTTGGAAGATGCTATCTGCCTGCTCTCTAACCGCTGGCATATAGAATTTGAGATAAAAAACCAAGATAATGTCTGGTATGCCTGGGGAAAACAAAGTAGATTCACCGTAGGGGAATCTACTTTACAAAGAGCTCTCGGTGATCTCTATTCACAGGAGCTTGTCACCTTTCAGAAGGGACCACCGGACACTTCCTTTGACAGCGCCCTACGCTACCAAAAATGCAAGCGCAAATGGAACGTGCCCGACGTAGTCTCTCTGCCCTCAGACGATACTGGTGGGGCGGCAACGCCTGTCATCAGCTTTCGGAAGAAAGCGAGATAATTTCACCAGAAAATCTAAAACAAATCATGCTTAACTGGGACTCTCGGGTATGGCAAGCCTGTGTACTGGGTATCTGGGATACTGTACCTGTCAGAGATCCTAGACCTTATTGCTTCTTACTAACCAATATTCCTTCTGTTAAAAAATGGTTAATTTGTGCTGAAGAAGATAGCAATGAACAGACTCACATTCACCTGTTAGCTCTCACCTCACAGAGATCAGATGCTTTTAAGAGAACTTTAGAAAAAACCTGGAAACAGGTAGCTATAGTAGCCATGTCAGATATAGAAGAACCAGATCCAACCTTAGAGATTGTCAAATGTCAGAAATGCCACAAACCGAGTAGTCTGCTCGCTTACATGGCCAAAGATCCACATTGGATCGCAGCCAATGACATGCAAACCTTAGGCATCTTTGAATCTGTCTATGCGCATGACTGGGGACAGAGGTTCCGAGAAAAACAAACCTTAGACAAAGCTAAGAAAACCGATCCGACCACCTCACAGATGCATACTATCACAGCTGAGATCACAGAAGTCATTATGCAACACAACTGTAAATCGGTAGAAGACTGCATGAAAGCAGCACCCACTGTGATTGCTAAACATTTACACAGAGCCGGTTTAGGCACGATTATCCAGAATTGTATTAGCTGGGTGACTGCCACAGGAGGGGGATGGTCACTTCCTAGTATCGGAGCCAAACATCCACCCGAGCCAGAAGCCATTCATACAATCTTATTACACCAAGGAATTTCACCAGCTGACTTTGATCCAATTTTTTATAAATGGTTAGCTAAAGAGGAAACTAAAAAGAACACCCTAGTCCTCTGGGGACCTAGCAACACAGGAAAAAGCGCATTCATCAGCGGCTTAAAAACATGTACCAACTGGGGAGAAGTCGTAAATTCTAATACTTTTGCTTTTGAAGCTTTAATCAATGCTCAATTAGGAGTTTGGGAAGAACCTCTGATCTCACCAGAACTAGCGGAAAAAGCCAAACAGATCTTTGAAGGAATGGAAACCTCCATTCCTGTTAAATATAGAAAACCAGTCAAACTACCACGCATACCTATTATTATCACCACTAATCATGCTCCCTGGCGCTTCTGTACTAAAGAAGAAGAGATGTTTAGAAATAGAATGTACATTTTCACCTGGTCTCAAAATATGCATGATACACCATTTATTTGCAGAGCTAGTGAATATAGCTGCCAATGCCGCGTTTGTCAAACAAGTCGAGGCGGCCAGGCTTGTGCTGGTGGGCAATCAGCTGGCAGCTTGCAGAGAAAGGAACAATCCGTTTCAGAATTGGTTCAGCCCGAACCCTCGTCAAGCTATGTTTCAACCCGATCCTTGCCTGTATCTCGAGAAGAAACACCACTACCTGCAGCAGAAGGTCTCGGGAGCCACCACCAGCGACATTGCAGCAGTCCAGGAGGGGAGTCGATCGAACGCACCCACAGCCCAAGACCTAGCTGCAGCACCGGCTCCTCAACTAGCGACAGCCTACGACCCAGTGGGGAACACAGATCCAGCGATCCCGGAGCAGGAATATCATGTTCCTTCTCCGGGAGCCTTGAGTGTGTGGAGTCCCCTCTCTCTGGAGGAGACGATGGAGATGATCTCCCAAGAGATAGAATGGGAGAACCTACAAGCCCAGATAGCTCGACAGGTAGCTCAGATATTAGCAGACCTAGAGGAAAACGCAGACATAGCCAAGAAATGGTGGTGTTGGGGGAAACCCAAAGCAAAAAAACACGGGATCAGGTTTCAACCGCCGTCACAGGCATGGGTAGGGATCTGGGCACCTTAAATATTCCTACACGAGCACAATGGTTCACTTATCTATCTTATTTACAGAAACACTATGGCTGAAGATGTCACCTTTCATAACACCTACATGGTCTATTGGAAAAATCAACCCTTCATCTATCCAAACACCAATATCAATCCACCAAATGCACATACCATGTCAGCCGGAGCTATCAATACTGGATGGCATATAATCCCGACTATCCTCTGGAAACATTTCCTCACACCCAAGCAATGGACAGAATTCACTATTAATTATGAAGCATATACAGTTAAAGGATATTCCTGCACCATATATAATCCTATTCCTATGACACAACAGCTGGCAATCCAAGGCACTACCGCTTTCACTGCTTTCAACAATACCATCTATACACTAGGAGCACAAGATGATTTATATGAAACAGCATATCATAATTGGTATAGTGACGACAGCACAGGAGATTACAAAGCTTTCAATCTATCATTTAAAGAAGGACAGTACAAAAATCTCAGTGGTTCATGGAAAAAAACCATATGGCCAATATACTCATGGAGAACAGAAAATGCCCGAAATGCCTCTTCTTCCACCTACTCATATCTCAATGGTATAGATAGTTATGCAGTATGGCCAAGAACAAAAGACAAAGAGTTAATACCAACAGGGGTATTCTGGGATCCATTAAACGATGCAAATGGGATATTGGAATTAAGACCTGGAAAGAATTCTATGTCCTTCTCCTGGGAACAACATCCCTGTGATGAAAATAAATGGTTTAACATTGATCAAATTGCAAAGTGGTTTCCTTACACCGTCGATACACCTTATCTAAACCCACAAACCTATGGTCCACCCGGTTCCTATAAACTATATGGGGAAGACGATCCTGATCAACTCACCACACCTAGTTCCTGGACGGCCTACAGTGCCAAAAATGACTACACCATACCTAATCTGCTCGACATGCCAATAGTACCCATGCAATGGTTCTGGCAAGAAATCCAGAAATCCATTGCAGAAGTTCCAGATGTCAAAAAACCCATGCTATACTGGGCAGGCACAGAATATGAATGCTATAAATATGGACCTACACAATGCTTCCTCAAAGGCATTCCATTATTCGATGATAATGACACCCATGTAGCCACCACCACACAAGGCTGTTTCAGGATCAGTCTACACCTAGCGGGGAAAAAAAGACGCAGCCGCATCTATGCACCAACATGGGGTCCACTCTCCTGGAGACAATGCTATGCCACCGACACGCCATTCGCTCCCAGCATGGTCAGATACAGAACAGGAGGAGCGAGAAGAACGTGGACAAATATCAACAGAGATGCAGAAGGAGTCCACAAAGATTTCCACTACAGAGAAGATCCATATGATATCACCTCAACCGTCCCAGACACCAGAGGAACGGCAACAGTCACCGACAGTAAAGCCACCATGCACCCATATGAACAAGCAGCCTCCGGCATGTACCTCAACCATAAGGAAATGAGACAAGTCCGCGCAGCCGCAGAAGCAACACGATCTCAACCTGCTGTAGCCATGCAAACTCAATAAAAAGTCCCTGTGTCCTTACAAACCACATCCACACAATACAAAATCTTATTGTTAACCCGCCTCCCAATCTTGGCTTCACTTCCTGAACCCCGGGGCGGCCCAGTCGTACAGAACATGTGGGGCCGCCCCGGGGTTCAGGAAGTGAAGCCAAGATTGGGAGGCGGGTTAA